ATGTTTTTTTACTACCTTGCCAGTCCGTCATATGCCATAGCGCAACTTCAGTAGATTTTTTTCGTTTATCTGGTACAGGAACTTGTACAGGTTTGATTGAACCCATAGCAAGAGTCGCATCTTTTGTTGCTTGTATTGTTACTTCAACTAATTCTTCGGTGCGGTTCTTTGCATCTTTGAGTTGTTTCTGTGTGCGCACTAATGCTTTACGCAATTCAGTTACATCACTTGACTCAATATCTTCTGGCAATTCTTCAAATCGTTGTTTAAGACTCATTTGTGATCTCCATGCCGTGTTGTGTGTAACCTAATTTGTCCAACCAGTTATCTTCATGTAACGGATTTGATACACACCGCACAGACTTGAAGAAATCCATCATTAACGCCACCTGCCACGCAGGTATGTCATCTATACCTAACAATGCGCCCCAACCACGACCAGTGCGCGCAAAGTTTTCTTCTGCATCACCGTGTATTTGTTGTCTATCTTCAAGAATTTTGTTTATTTTTTGAGACATTTACATACGCCATTTCTGTGCGCTCGTATTGCCTCATTACTGCTTTTAATACCTTCCGATCTAAGCGCACTTAAAACAACATTTGCAGATAAACCTTTTGCCCACGCATCATCTAATGCCTTTTGATTTTCTGGCGTTAAATTGTCATACATATCTTGATACGGACACCAGTTTGCTGATTTTTTACCTTTGTTTGCCTCTTTTAACTTATCTGCCAAACTCATAATTGCCACCTTTCGTTAAGCAGATCATACACACAAAAGTATGTTGCTCGTATATTAAACCGCAAATTAGCCCTTACTTATTTTGGCACAAGTGGCGCACCTACGACCGCGTTGCCCTTTCACATACCGAGTATTTTGTGGCGTAAAAGCATGACCGTGTTTGCAATGGGTTCTGGCGCTTCTTGCTTTTACAAGCAAACTTCTCTTAATATTGTTTGATTGAGTTATTGCCTGTAAGTGTTTTGGATTGACACAACTAGGGTTGCGGCATATGTGGTCAATTATTAAACCTTGTAAGATCACGCCTTTGAAGTGTTGATACGACCATCTGTGAGCAGTAACTGTTTTACCAGTTTCATCGGTAAATAAACCGTATCCGCTTTCTAATTTAGATGCATTCCATAACCAACACTCATTTGTGATCGTGTATTTAGCGTGAAATCTGCCTTCAATATCCATATGAATACCTGTGACTAGGCGGTTGAACTTCCCCGATACAACCGCCTAGTCAAAGTGTTATTTAGTTTTTTTCTTGCTTTTGCTAGCAGCAGCAATTATTGCATTTTCTACAGTATCCGCAACTAGACCAAATGCAGGGTCATTTTTATCAATACCGCGAATAGCAGGTCCGACAACTGCGGCAAGAGTCGCAAATACAAGTGCTTTAATATCTGTAATACCAGCACCATATAACGCAACCGCAGTTACCGCAAAGTGGCGTAATGCAGATTTAAGCATTTCAATATGTTTCTTTTCCATTTTTACTCCTTTGGTCTAGCGATTGCCATGATTGTTTTGTAATCACGCTTTTTCAAATAGTAACCATCACCATTTGATTGACTGCCTGATCTACCGCTTGAAGTGTTACCTTCAAATACTTGAATATATTTTAATATTGTATTGTGGTATTTAACAATTCCGACATGATCTGGTTGAGCATCTTCATCAAATTGAAAAAACACAATGTCGCCTCTTTGGGCTTGTCCTAACGGTACAAGTTGATTGTTTTTTGTTAAATGCTTTAACCATAGATCACAAGATGCAAAGCCTTTTCTTGTGTTAGCAACTGATTTGATAATGCCAGCGTCAAAATACATCTTAGATGCAGACATAGCGCACCAAGGTTGATTGTTCATACCAAACCATTTGCCAAATGTTGTATCGTTATTTGCGCCTTCGGTATAGCCGATAGATGCCTCACATAATTGAATTACCTTATTTATTGACATTTAATAACATTTCGTAAATTGCATCAATGCGTGTTTCTAATCGTTTGATTGTGTCGCCTTGCCTATTTTGTTCGTCACGCAAAGAATTTCCGCCATTGGGTTTTAATTCTGCAAGATAGGATTTAACAAGATGGCGCACTCCAATAGCAACTGCGCCGATAAGTGTTGATACACCTACTGCAAAACCTATCCATTCATTTACACTCATTTTATGTCCAAGTCAGTATGCGTACAGTTCCGTTTGCATCAACGATCTTGGCTTGATTGGTTGTTATATTTAACCAAGCATCACCTTTGCGCGGATTGCTAGGGTCTGATGTTACATTAGGAAATGTAAATCTGGTAGCAGTTTCAAGCAAACGCAATCTGCGGTCAAGATCGGAAAATAACACTCTTAACTCAGGTGGTTGATTGATATATGCCATGATTTCCTAGTTTGTTGTGGTAGTTAAAGTTAATGTTACACGCTCTGGACCACTTTCACCGGGCTGCACTTCAATTCCAACAATGCGATAAACCTCATCTAAACCAGCCTGTACCGCAGTACCTACACCAGTTGCAGGAAAACGCTCATCTGTAATACGCAATCGTGCGCTATCACCGATCGCATAAGTACCGTATGTCGGACTTACATACGCAGGTACAACAAGTTTAATTACTGTTGGCGGATAAGAAACTGCAACAACTTGCCCTTGCGCTAATTCAGCAAGATAAGTTGCATCTGTAACATCTGAATAATTTGCTTGTTCTTCATATAAAGCCCAACCATCATTCAAAAATGTTGTATCTTGAAAAGTTGCTTCTAATTTACCTTCATTTGAACCAGCACCGAGTGCGTACAAAGTGTTAGCAACTAATGAACCATCTTCGGGATATTCATATTCAACTACATTTCCAGCAGGAAATTCAAATACCAAAGCATCTGCATCAGTTGTGGAATATGTTGTTCCAATTCTTGGATAACCTAATGTAAGTGTTTTTGTAGGCGCGCCTGAACCGTCATAAGCAACATCAATATTGAAGTCAAAACCATTTTCTGCACGCGATAAATCTTGTAATGCAGAATAAAAAGTTTTCTTTTCATACTCATAATAAATTCTGGATACCAATACGCCAGAAGTTTCAACGCCTACTTGCACTCCAATATTGCCATATGGAACACCTTGCGCTAATGAGATTAAGTTTTGCGCAATACTTAGTTGATCAACATTGGTAAATACCTGATCTGATGTAATTCTGCGTTTTTCAAAATATGACTCAAATTCTCTAGCGTTAATTGTAAGAGTTTGACTTGAAGATTGGTAACTGCGGTTCCAGATAATTCCGCCCCATACCAAAACACCATCACGATCTACATATATGGCACATTTAGCAGGAATAGTTGAATTTGTTACATTGAAAGCCGTTGAATTAACGCCCGACAAAAGAATATGTCCTTGTAATGAACCTGCTTGATTAAGTTGAGATCCAAATGACACACCAGTTAAGGATAATTCACCAATAATTGTGTTTGTTAATAAATCAGCAAACAAATAACGATATGAAGTAGTCATGCCGTTACTTTATTTCTGTATTGGTTTCTTTCGCCATTTCAGCAAGTTTTGCGTCCACCATTGCTTGATTTACACCTGAAAGTCCAACCTCGTAAAGATAGTCAATAGTCGGTTGAGTAAATGTTTTTCCGTCATAAGTTGAATGAACATGAGGAATTTCTGCATCACTCAACCAAACATAACTATCAAAACCATGTTCTGTTTTTACAAGATCGGCAATTTCTTTATTCTCTGATTCAAATACAGCAACCAAAACAACGCGGTTGTTTTTAATAAATGCGTAATGTTTTTCCATGATCTCTCCTTATTGCCACCAGAAAATTCGACAGTATCCTGAACCACCTGCTGCGCCGTTTTGCGCACTTCCCGGACCACCTGTCCAAGCACCGCCACCGCCGTTACCACTATTGGCTAATCCAGCAAAACTTGTTATGGCTGGACTTCCGTTGAAATAAGTAGCGGTATGAGAACCACCTGCTCCAAATCCGTATAATCCTGGACCACTCATACCTGCTGGAGTTCCATTAACTGAGGTAATCGCACCATTTACAGCAGAACCGCCAGCACCGCCAGCACCGCCCATACCCTTATCTGCACCTTGTGTACCTACGCCGCCACCTGAACCGCCTAAGCCTTGTCCACCGCGACCAAATGCATTACTTCCACCCGCACCGTTATTACCGCCACCTCTTGCGTTTGTTCCAGCAGCGCCGTCACCAGCACTCACACCGCCATTAGTTCCTGTTCCGTAACCACCGCCACCGCAAACAAGTAATGAACCAAAAGAAGAATTAGAACCAACAGAACCAATGTTTGCAGAAGTTCCACCTGCGCCACCTGCGCCGATCACAACAGAATAAGAAGTTCCGGGCACAACAGTTAAGTATTGTTTTACAACCTGACCGCCACCGCCAGAGCCGCTTCCATAATTTGCCGTTGAAGTAGCCGCACCTGAACCACCGCCACCAGCAACTAATAAACATTCAATTTGAGTTACGCCAGCAGGAGCAGTCCAAGCAGTAGTACCAGATGTAAATTCTTGATACTTAGGAACTAATCCGCCACCAGCGGCAGGAATAACTGCAATACCCATTACGAAATCTCCACTCCGCTAATGTGAAAGTTAATTGTCGTTGCGCTTGCGCCACCTGTGATCGTATTAGTGGTGTTCAATACTTGTTTCAAGTCAATGTAAATTGTTGTGTTTGCTGCAATAGTAGTAGTTGTATGCAATGCGACTTGACCTGCTGCTGGTCCAAGCGCCATAGTAAATGTGCCTGATGAAGCAGCGGTATTTGTAACTGCAATATTACTTACAACAGTTGTAGTTGAAGCAGGAACGGTGTATAAAACTGTGGTTGTCGTAAGTGAGGCTGCTGTTCTCGCCAATACTTTTGTTGATGATGCCATTTACATACTCCCTTTCTTAGAGTGCGCCCATAAGTATAAGCGTTAATTCATCAATAATACTGCCCGGTGCATTTACCGCAGATAAATTTATATCGCCTGTTGCATTTATCGTACCAGCAATTGTTGGACTTGTGCTTATTGCCACGCTAGGAATTGGACCAGTTCCGTTTGTAACGGTAATGCCTGTACCGCCTTGAACTTCTGTAATATCTCCAACAGGTAAGTTTGTTGTAACACTTACGCGTGTATCTGTAATGTTGGCGTTTGTGATCGAAGTTGCTCCAGCGGCAACTGCAATAGTTGCTAGTGATAAGGAATCAACTGGCGTTGAAGGTGCGACTGGAGAACCAGCAGGAGTTCCTGCAATAACTTGAAAAGTAACTGTATTTGAAGCGCCTGTGTAATAAGCATCTTGAATTGTTACAACAACGAGATCAATTCTAGGGTTTGAAGGGTTTGCGGTCGTAACTGTAAGTTGAGTAGCGGCATCATTGTAAAATTGATATACGCCCATATTTGTTGTGAAGTTACCAACTATTGCGCCCCAACCAGCCGCAACTTGTACCGCCATTGCTGGAGTTGCAGCCTGAGTTACCGCAAGAGAAGATGTGTTGATAATTCCCGATGAAGCAATAATTGCTTGCATAGATAAGCGATCATTTTCGGCAGGGTGAGAACCGTTTTGTAACCAACTCGGTGGTGTGCGTAATGCCATTATCTTCTCCTAAATGTAAGCATTGTACCATGTAACGGTAGCGGCGGTTAGTCCTGCGGTGGTTGTGGAACCTGTCAAATAATACTGCGAAGTACCTGCTGGCGCATCAAACCAAGTACCTGTTGAAAGTAAATTTCTAGCAGATGCGCCATTAAGTGTGATAAGTCGGTTTTGAGTGTCGATCACCAATGTATCGGTATTTGTAATTGTTCCCGATAAATTCAAATAATTACCTGTTGTAACATTTCCTAGCGTTGGATTTGTAATTGGACCAGTAATTGTTATTACTGGATAAGTTGTAGCCCAACCGCTATTTACAACATTTGTAAGGCTGGTATATGAACCAAAACCATATACAAGATTGTAAGTACGGTTATATGTGCGCCCTGGTGCCACAGATACAGATAATGATGCACTTTGTTGTGTTGAGTCATAATAATTAGGGTCAGGGCAAAAAAACTCAACTTGTGATGTGATCATGCCATATGTGTAATCGGGATCTACCGAAGTACGCAAAGCACGCACACGCGCATTTACAAATTGCTCTCCCGAAGGTGGCAAAATGAAATATAAAGGCGTTGTTCCTGATGTTTGTGGTAATAACTTTGCCTGAATTAAATTAAAGTTAGTTTGAGCAGAGTTACCGCCAGATGTAGCAAAAGTTTGAAATGTAATTGAGATCATGCGACCGCCTAAAAAGTCACGACCAGAAAACATACCATCTTGATATCCTCGGTTATCATCTTGATTGCGAATTCCGGGCAATCCTTCTAAACCTTCAACGGACAAAATTTGATAAGGCGAACCAGAACCACCAAATGTAATTCCTGCAAAAGAAAATGAATAACTATTTGTAATAACAGGCATTATATAGCCACCACACTTCTGAAACCGCTAGATGTACCAAATTTAATTGCGCTTAAAGTTTGAGTAGAAATTTCGCTGGCGCTCGCGGTTGGATATGTAATGTTTTGAGTTATGTTCACTCCAGATGCGGCATTTATTCCTGCAAGAGTATTTGTATTTACACTTGTAGGAGTTGTTGTAACAGTTTTGGTTGGTGTAACAACAGTATTTGGTTTTGCTGGAATTGTGACTGTTGGCGCGGTAAATGTTTTAGCGTTACCTAAAGCAGTTGCAAGTGCTTTGATTGCGGCTATTGTTTTATTTGTAGCACCTGTGATCGAACCAAGTTTTTCAACCATGTCTGCTTTT